AGCAGAAGAAACCATCCAAGAGGAAAAAGCTGTGCCAGTAGAAATGCAGGCGTATGTGAAAACAATCAGCTCTCTTATCCGTTAATTTAACAAAGGAAACCGATAATGACAATCGACCGTAAAGCCCTAGCAGCAAAGTGGGCACCAGTTCTAGAGCACAGCGATCTACCAAAGATCACTGATAGCTATCGTAAGGAAGTTACTGCTGTTCTACTAGAGAACCAGCAGCGCGAAATGGGCAAGGCTCAGCAACTAACTGAAGATGCTCCAGCAAACAGCGTTGGTTCTTTCCCAGACGCAAACGGTGTTGCTAAGTTCGACCCAGTTCTAATCTCTCTAGTTCGTCGCTCAATGCCAAAGCTAATCGCTTATGACATCGCTGGCGTACAACCACTAACACAGCCAACAGGCCTAATCTTCGCAATGAAGAGCAAGTATACTGCTCAGAACGGCGCAGAAGCTCTATTCAACGAAGCTAACACTGAGTTCTCAGGTGTTGATGGTGCTGGTTCACAAGCAGCTTATGACTTTGCTGACGGTGCTACAAACGTTACTGGCGTTGGTATGTCCACAGCAGCTGGTGAAGCTCTAGGCACTGGTGGTGCTAACCCTGACTTCAACCAGATGGCTTTCAGCATCGAAAAGATTGCTGTTGAAGCTAAGACACGTAAGCTAAAGGCTGAGTACTCTCTAGAACTAGCACAAGACATGAAGGCAATTCATGGTATTGATGCTGAAGCAGAGCTATCCAACATCCTAAGCGCAGAAATCCTAGCCGAAATCAACCGCGAAGTAGTTCGTACAGTTTACAACACCGCCAAGGTTGGTGCTGTAGCTGGTACAACAGCAACTGCTGGTACTTTCGACCTAGACGTTGACGCTAACGGTCGTTGGTCTGTTGAGAAGTTCAAGGGTCTAATGTTCCAAATCGAGCGTGAAGCTAACGTAATTGGTCAGCAGACACGTCGTGGTCGTGGCAACTTCATTATCTGCTCTGCAGACGTTGCTTCCGCACTACAAATGGCTGGTGTTCTAGACTATACACCTGCTCTAGCTGGTAACGCAGGCCTAACAGTTGATGACACATCAACAACATTTGCTGGTGTTCTAAACGGCAAGTACAAGGTTTACATCGATCCATATACCGCTAACGGCGGCGCTAACCCACAGTTCTTCGTAATGGGTTACAAGGGCGCTTCAAGCACTGACGCTGGTCTATTCTACGCACCATATGTTCCACTACAAATGATGCGCGCTGTTGATCCTAACAGCTTCCAGCCAAAGATTGCTTTCCAGACCCGTTACGGCATGGTAGCAAACCCATTCAGCCAAGGTGCTAACGCTGTAACAGGCGCACTAACAGCTAATGCTAACGTTTACTACCGTAAGGTTCGTGTTCTAAACATCATGTAATAAACACGGGGTATACCCCTAGCAAATGGTACTAAGACCATTCTTCTCAAACCCAGGGCAACCCCCTGGGTTTTTTCATTACTAAATATAGTAAAGGAAATCTTATGGCTACACTTTCTTGTCCTTCAAGTGATCTAAACTTTTTGAGTCCTAACGGATTCATTCTAAACATTGAACGTCTTCCAAAGGTAACCTTCTTCTGCCAACAAGTAAACCTACCCAGCATCAGTCTAGCTGGTTTGGAAGAAGCAACTCCCCTATCTGTTATTAAGATTCCATCAGAAAGACTTGAGTTTAGCGATTTGCAGTTACAGTTTGCTATTGATGGGCAAATGAACAACTGGGTTGAAGTTTACAACTGGATGAAGGGTCTGGGCTTTCCTGAATCAGCAGAACAATACACAACCGAGAACATGTTGAGGGGATTCTCAGAATCATCTGAACTATCAAACAACTATTCTGATGCAAGACTAATTGTTCTTGGTACAAACAACAATCCAATACGTATCTTTACCTTTGTTGATTGCTTCCCTACTCAACTTGGTGGCGTAGAATTTAGCTCAACTAACTCAGATGTCCCATACGCAACAGCAAGTCTAACGTTAGAGTATTCTTATTTCAAACTTGACTAAGCGTAGTTGTCTGTTACAATACAGTTTTGAGTCGTATTGTAACTATGAACATAGAACAAATCAATGAGCTATGGGCTGCTGATTGCGGCATTGATCGGAACAAGCTAACAGAGGAAACACTGCGCTCTGCTAACCTGCACCAGAAGTATCTTGAGCTGCTTATGCAATGCAAGAGCAAGCTAATCAAATTGTCCTCTGACTATCTTGAACTAAAGGAACTCAAGACAAGGTATTACAATGGCGAACTCACGCAAGAAGAGCTACAAGAGCACAATCTAAAACAGTACCAGGGTCTAAAGCCATTGAAAAGCACCATGGGCGAAAAGCTAGATGGTGACTCGGATATCATAAAGTTGAAGCTGAAGATTCAGTACATGGAGAACATGCAGTATCAGCTAGAGTCTATTATGCAGCAGATAAAAGGCAGAGACTGGTCTATACGGAACCATATAGAGTACATAAAGTTCGTGGCAGGAACGTAGACTAAATACCCAGAGTGTAAAAATTCTGGGTATTTTCATGAGTCTAGTGATCACCAAGCTGAACGAAGCAACATTACAAGTAACATCAGATGACTTTGGCATAGAGCAAGAACTGTGCGACTTCTTCACCTTTCCTGTTCCTGGGCACCAGTTCATGCCAACATTCAAGGCAAAAATTTGGGATGGGAAAGCGAAACTTTTTGACATTCACCGAAAGACATTGCCTGTTGGGTTGCTTGAATATGCCCAGCGTTTCGCCAAGGACAACGGATATGAGTGCAAAGTGTCCTTTGACGAAGTACATTCTGACTCGAAAGTGTCCTTAGAAGAAGTACGTGATTTCATTGATTGCCTCAATATACACACCAAAGGCAAGAAGATTGAGCTGCGGGACTACCAAGTAGACGCAATACACAGAGCAATCAACAAAGAGCGCATGTTGGCGTTGTCTCCCACAAGTTCGGGCAAGTCCGCGATCATTTACGTTTATGTACGCTGGCATCTCGAGTTTGGCAGACGCATTGTTCTCATGGTACCAACAACATCATTGGTATCACAGATGTTCAGTGACTTTGAAGACTACGCATCAGAAGATGATTGGGATGCAGACGAGTTTTGTCATCAGCTGTATTCCGGTAAAGATAAGGAAACAGACAAGCCTGTTCTCATAACAACATGGCAGTCAATCCATTCCATGACAAAGAACAAGAAGGCATTGGACTTCTACAAAGAATGGGATGTGTACATTGGAGACGAAGCTCATAGGTTTGCCTCCAACTCGTTGCAACAAATCTCATCCAAGCTCATTCGAGCACGCTATCGTCTGGGTACAACAGGTACAATACAAGACGCAAAGGTATCAAAGTTATCACTAGAAGGATCCTTTGGTCCTGTATACAGAGTGATAACAACAAAAGAGTTGATGGATGCTAATCAGGTAGTAAAACTAAACATCAAGTGCCTACTACTAGATTATGATGAGGAGACAAGAAAACTACTTAAGGGTGCAGACTATCAGAAAGAGATTGACTACATTGTTTCAAACGAAAAGAGAAACAGGTTTATAGTCAAGCTGGCAAAGGCTTCCAAGGGTAACACTCTTATATTGTTTCAGTTCGTGGAGAAGCAAGGTAAGCCTCTATACGACATTGCAAAAGAACTTTGTGATGAAAGACCTCTGTTCTACATATCGGGTGAGGTAACCACAGAGGAAAGAGAGCGTATTCGTAAGGTACTAGATACACATGAGGACGCAATTGTTATTTGTTCTTATGGAACAACATCAACTGGCATTAACATTCCCAGCATTGAGAACATAATTTTTGCCAGTCCAACAAAGAGTAAGATACGGAATCTACAGTCTATTGGTAGAGGGTTGCGTCTTAAGGAAGGTAAAGAGTCTTGCAAACTGTATGATATAGCAGACAACTTTTCTATAAAGTCAAAGTTGAACCATACAATGAAACACCTTAAGGAACGTATCGAGACGTATCAGTCTGAACAGTTCGAATTCGATATCAAAACAATCAAGTTTTAGTATCATCATCCAGGTACACGGTGATTATAGGACGGTGGCGAAAGCCTGTCAACTTTTGGTCTACCTTTGACTGTCTGTTGCATGGTGTTATACTATCCAAAAGGAGTTTACTATGGCAAATTACGTTGACAACAAAGAGTTTCTACAAGCAATCATTGAGTACAAGGAAAAGCTAAAAACAAATCCCGAGGCTCGTGTGCCCGAGTACATTGGTAAGTGCATTCTTGAAATCGCAACGAGGTTTGCATCCCGACCAAATTTCTATGGCTACTCGTACAAAGAGGAACTTATTAGCGATGGCATTGAAAATTGCTTACAGTACCTTACAAACTTCGATCCGGCAAAGAGTAGCAACCCATTTGCCTACTACACACAGATTTGCTACTTTGCTTTCATTAGACGTATTCAACGAGAGAAGCGCCAAAGTTACATCAAGCATCGTTTGATTCAAGACATGCCATTCGAGGCATTTGAACAGCAAGAGTTTGATGACGCAGAACTATCACAGAACTTCATGAGCTTTGTACAGACAAACAACTCCTTTGACCATGAGGCATTTGAGAAGAAGCTGGAAAAGAAGCCCAAGAAGGCAAAGCCCACTGCATTGGAAAAACTAATGGAGGATCAGTAATGGCAAAAATCGCCATAATTACCGATACCCATTTCGGGGCTAGAGATGGCAGACACATCTTCCACGACTTCTTTGCTAAGTTCTACACCAACACATTCTTTCCTACTCTAAAGAAGTACAAGGTAGATACCGTTCTCCATCTGGGTGATCTGTTTGACCGAAGAAAGTACATTGACTACTTCTCACTGATGCGGAGCAAGGAATACTTTTTCGAGCCAATGCGGGATTACAAGATGCATGTTCTTGTTGGCAACCACGACATTGCTCTTCGTAATTCACTAGATATAAATTCTCCCGAGTTGCTTCTCGCGGAGTACAAGAACATCTTACCAATATCGGATCCCGAGGTTATTGATGTTCATGGTGTATCCTTCTTGATGTTGCCCTGGATTTGTTCCGACAACTACGCCAAGTCAATGGATATGATTAAGACCGCAAAAGCAGATCTTTGCTGTGGGCATTTTGAAATCTCTGGGTTCTCAATGTACAAAGGAATGGAGTCGCATGAGGGGTTTGATTCTGGAACGTTTGATAGATTTGACATGGTCTTTTCTGGTCATTATCACCATCGTAGCAGCAAGTCTAATATTCACTATCTTGGAAATCCATACGAGATTACGCACATGGATTACAACGATCCTAGAGGCTTTCACATATTTGATACGAAGACGCGGGAACTAACTTTCATTGGAAACCCCTATACGCTGTTTGATCGATTCGTATACGATGACACCAACTACGATCCAGCAGTCATTGACGTATCAACATTCAAGGATAAATTTCTAAAGATTGTTGTGCAGAAAAAGACAGACTTTTACAAGTTTGACACCTTCCTTGATCGTGTATACAATAGTGGAGCTTATGATATCAAGATTCTTGAAGACGTTTCTGACATGACTGCAAGTGATCTAGATGACTCTATAGATATAGAAGACACACAATCAATTCTTCATCATTACATAAAGTCTGCGGAAGTTGATGTGGATAGGGAAAAACTATCTAGTTACATGAAACAACTTTACGTAGAGGCGGTGAATCTAAAGGTATGATCCATTTCACAAAACTGTTTTATCGAAACTTTCTCTCTACTGGAAATGCCGGCACAACCATTCTACTTGACAAGAGCCCCACTACTCTTATTCAGGGGCAGTCGGGCGCTGGCAAGTCCACGTTGATAGATGCGCTGTGCTTTGGGTTGTACGGCAAGCCATTTAGAAACATCAACAAGCCCCAACTAGTAAACTCTATCAACCAGAAACAGTGTGAGGTCACTGTTGAGTTCATTGTGAACTCCAGGCACTACAAGATTGTCCGGGGCATCAAGCCAGCCAAGTTCGACATCTTTTGTGACAACAAGCTCTTGAGTCAAGATGCCGCTGTAAAGGACTACCAGA